GTTTTGGTTTTGGTATGCTTGCTCTCAAAGGATTGATTGCAGAAGAGGCTATGCGAAATAATAAAAGAGTTATCTTTATGTATATGAATGGAGGCATGACACATACAGATACTTTTGATTACAAACCTTTAATGGTAGAAAAAGATGGCACAGACGATCCTGTAAGTAAAGGTAGAAAGATTGTAAAGCCCGGAGTGCCATTGACTCCTGCTGGCAAAAGTGGTATAGAGATTAGCGAGAATTTCCCGCATCTAAGAAAACATGCAGATGATTTATGCTTACTCAACGGCATGAAAAGTAAAACAGGCAATCATAATCAAGCTAGAAGTTTATTGCACACAGGTAATTTTCAATTCAGCAGACCTAGCATGGGTAGCTGGCTATTATATGGATTAGGCACAGAGAATAAAGAATTGCCGGGGTTCATAACTATAGATGCTAATATCGGCCCTGATAACTATGGCAGTGCTTTTTTGCCAGCAGTATACCAAGGAACTGCTATCAATGCTGGAAATGTTCAAAGTCCTATTCCTAATCTTAAAAGTCCAATAGCATTAGAAAAACAAAGAGAGAACCTAGATTTCCTCAGAGATTTAAATGGTCATCAATTAGGCAATGGTGAGAATAGCAGACTAGAAGGATTGATTGAGAGTTATGAATTGGCTTTTAGGATGCAGACAAGTGTTCCTAGTACTATTAATATTACAAACGAACCACCAGCAGTATTAGAAAAATATGGAATAAATGATAAAGCTACAGCTAAATTTGGACGACAATGTTTATTAGCAAAGAAGTTTAGTGAAGCAGGAGTAAGGTTTGTAGAAATTGGACATGGTGGATGGGACATGCATCAGAATATTGTGGCAAATTTACAAAAACAAGCGTATAATATAGATAAGCCAATTAGTGGTCTAATACAAGATTTGAAGGACTGCGGCCTTTTTGAAGACACAATTATATTGTTTGGCAGTGAATTTGGAAGAACTCCGGGTATAAAAGAAGGTGCAACTGGCAGAGATCATAACAATGGTGGATTTTCTATGTGGATGGCAGGCGGTGGGATTAAAGGTGGAATTAGACACGGTTCTACAGACGATTTTGGACATAAAGCAATTCCAGAATATAGCATGGACATGCATGATTTACATGCTACAATTTTACATCTCATGGGCATAGACCACACTAAACTAACATATAGATATAGTGGTAGAGATTTTAGGTTGACAGATGTGTTTGGTAATGTACAATATGATATTATAGCTTAGGGGGCGTAAAGGTTTCGACAGGTAAAAAGAAATATAGATCGCATCGGGTAGTTGATCAAGAGGCTACCTTAAAACTTGATTACAATTTTAATTGCCGATACTTCTGTATTAGCACTCGCTGCTTAGTGAGCGGGGTTTCCTAAACCCTGTTGCCCAATTAGGATGACTCCGATAATCGGATAGGGAACGCAACCTGAACTAAATAAGAAATTGGCGTATTCGTCATGGCGCTGGAAAGACAGATAGTTTTGTTTGTAGTATTAATAACAACAAACTAACGATGTAGAAGTTTATGTGGAGTTTATACTGGACAGGGGTTCGATTCCCCTCGCCTCCACTTAGGAAAGGACAACAATGATCTTTAATTTACAATCTATCAATGCTCAATTGAATTTTGATATAACAGGTGTTATACACGTTGGTGCATTTGATGGTGCAGAGTTAACAACATACAGGAAGTTAAATCTATTTAATACTATATTGTTTGAACCACAACGTGAAATGTATAATGTGGTTAGCCATAAGTGTATTGACGATGAAGTTGTATATAATATAGCTCTTGGTTCAGAAGATATAGAAACAGAGATGTTTATATCTGATAAGGCTGGTGGTATGGCTAATGGTGCTACTCAGTCTAGTTCTATACTACAACCTAAAGTTCATCTGACAGAACATCCAGAGATTACATTTCCAAAGAAAGAAAATATCGTTGTAAAAAGATTTGACAATTTTGTACAATCTAATAACATTGATGTATCTGGTTATAACATGCTTAACGTAGACGTTCAAGGTTACGAACTAGAAGTGTTTAAAGGATTTGGTGACTACTTAAATCAGATTGATATTATTATTGCAGAGGTCAACAGAAACGAAGTTTACAAAGATTGTGCTATGATTGGCGATATTGACAATTACTTACTAAAGTATGGCTTAAAACAAGCCTCTGTTTACTGGCAATCTGCAAGCTGGGGAGATGCGATTTATGTCAGAAACTAAACATCTAGTAACTCTTAGCGATCATAATTACTTAGTATACGGCCTTAGTCTCTATGATTCTTTAGAAGAATACGATGACCAAAAAGACACATTTATCTTACATTATTTATGCACCAGCCAAGAAGCTTACGATAAACTGTCTTCTTTAAGTCTACCAAATATTGTTCCATATAATATAAAAGACTTAGAAAGCGATGAAGATTTTCTAAGATTAAAGAACAATCAACAGAGTAATACAACTTCTGGGTATGATGGTAACAATCATTTTCACTGGGCATTGGCATCCTTCTTCTCGTATTATTTAATGGAGAATCATGATTTACCCCATATCGTTTACATTGATAGTGATATTATGTTTTACAATCCTGTGGACAGAGTGTTAGACGCAATGCAGGATAAGAGTATTGGAATTATTACTCACAAACATATGGCTTTAGAAAAATCCAACAAAAATGTAGGATATTATAATGTAGGCGTTATAGTATTTAAAAATACAGAAGTTGGAAAGTCTTGTCTAAAATTTTGGAGAGACTGCTGTATTGATACAGATAATAAATATGCAGAAGATTTTGGTACGTGTGGTGATCAAAAGTATTTAGAGTTATTCGATGAATTGTTTGACGAAAAAGAAATTAAAGTTTTGTGTCATGATGTTGGCAACATAGCGCCTTGGAATTTGCATATGTGTAAATTGCTTGGTAATAATGAAATGATGTGGTATGATCACAAAGGTTTTGTGCTACAGCCTGAGCAGAGTAAACTGCAAGATATAGTTTTCATGCACTTCAGTCATTTTACTCCAGATTTCGAGAGCGGATCTTTTAGGCTTGACAGAGGTGGTGAATGGGGTCCAATAGCGTCATACGAAAATGTTGTAGATTTGTATAGAGAGTATTATATAACTTGTTCACATACAAAAAGGAAATATAACTTATGACTAATGGAACGTATGTAGATTCTTGGAAAAGTTCAAAAAAAGCTTTTTATGATCAACTTAAATTAAATATGAGGGAAATGAAAGATAATCCCCCAGTTCATTGGCAAAATTTTATTGATTACATTAACGAGTGTAAGCCACAAAGAATAGTTGATGTTGGATGTGGAGCTGGCATATATTCTAAACTTTGTCATTATACTAAACCTAACTATGGACAAGACCATGACACTAAGATTGAATATATTGGATATGATTATGCTGAAGCAGCAGTAGAAGTTGCAAATGAAGCTTGGACTGAAGGAGTTATAGAAGATCCCAGAAGTAGAATAGTGTTGAATAATCATGTTAAAACAAATTGTAGTTTTCATGTTAAAGGCTATGAAGATATTACAAAAGAGGATATCAGAGATGGAGATTTATTAGTAGCTAATGGTTTAATTACTGTAATGGAAAATGGAATTGAATGTTTAGAACATCTGCTTTCTTTACAATGCAAAAATGTTCTTATACAGAGACAGGTAGTTACAGAAAAAGAAACATATGTAACAACTTATAACGCTTACGGTTTTACCACATATCTTTACCACATGAACAAAAAAGAACTTAAATCTATAGTAAGAAAATATAATTACGATATAGAACTGATACGTCTTGGCGCAAGAACAGTAGATGATGAAAACTTCGATGCTCACTACGATATGCTTCTAAAATTACAGGATTAAGGTTATGAAAATTACATTTGGTATGATAGTATTTAATGGAAATTATGTGCTAAAAGAAGCCATAGAATCTATTTATCCATACGCTCATCAAATTTTAGTAGCAGAAGGCCCAGTTCAATATTGGCAAGACGAGGGCTATCAAACTTCAAATGATGGCACGAACGATGTTTTATCTCAGCTTTACGACCCAGATCATAAAATAACTATAGTACACAGTCAATATAAAGAGAAGGATGATCAGTGCAATATGTACATGAGTCTTATGAAGCCAGATACAGACTATGTATGGAATTTAGATTGCGATGAAGTATTCAAACCTAAAGATACAGAAAAAGTTTTAGAGTTACTTGAAAAAGAAAAGTACACATCTGTTGGATTTAAGAGTCAAACTTTTTACGGAGGCTTTGAAAGATATCTTACAGGGTTTGAAGAAAATGCAGAATTTATTAGAATTAGAAAAGTATATCCCGGTTCTTATTGGTCTACACACAGACCGCCAACAGTGGCGCATGTAGTAAAAGCAGAGGACAGACTACCTGAAAAGCACTTAAACTACAACGTTTTGGCTGATGAACACGATGTAAGAATGTACCATTACTCTTATGTGTTCCCACATCAAGTGTTTAACAAGATAAAATATTATAAAGAGTTTTTAAATAGTGCGAATACTATAGATAATTATTTTTCACATGTATATCTGCCTTGGGTTATAGGTAGTGATCATATGAAAAACATGATAGAAGACAAATATCATGGAGTTCACGAATGGATACCGCAAGCTAGAGGGGAATGCAGAACAGCAAAGTTTACAGGTGAGCATCCAGAAGTTATAAATATAGAAGAATTGAACCACAAACTTGAGAAACAATTGAGTAAATATATATGAAACCTTCAGTAATTTGTTGTGGATCTTTTCCATACAAGAATATTGATATAAATTACATAGTTGATTCTTTTGATACTATAATTAGACACAACATGCTAGTGCCAAATTGTGGGTATGGGCTTAGAGATTCAACCATCCATGTGCTAAATAATCATTTATCTAAATATTGGAAGCAAAAAATTTCTATTGACAGGTGGTGTAAAATATATGAAAACCTCTATAATATAAGTAGAGAGCATATTGAAAAATTTCACGATTATGTAAATAGAGACAATATAAATTTAATTAACTATCCTACTAATAATACAGAATTAATGCAGGAAATATGCAAAAATAACAATGTAGAATATAATGTAACTGCTAAAATTCTTAGGTGTGGTTTAAGTTCTGTAGCTGCTTGTATATCAGATGGTTTAAAACCTTTCATGATTGGATACTCGATAGACGAAGAAAGCACGTTAGAGCATGTTTACAAGCATGATCGTACAATTAACAAGAAATGGCATAATGCGTTGGAAGAAATCACCTTGATAAAATCTCTACATAAAGCTGGCTTAGTAGACGCTACGCTTTGCTGCTTAGAAGACAAAGATCATTTATCATGATAAACTTATTCAATGTCAATCATTACAAGATAGATACTGCACAGTTTTCAAATTTATTGCATGACAAATGTGTAACAGAGTTTGAAAATGATTTTGCAGATTATGTAGGTGCAAAGTATGCATGTACAGCAAATAGTGCGTCAAGCCTTATCTTTTTAAGTCTTCTCAGATATGCACCAACTGTAGTAAAGATACCTACCATAATGCCCATAGTGGTTCCTAATGTAATAACTAACACTAGGCACAAAATTATATTCTATGATGATCCTGATTGGGTGGGTCATTGCTATCATTTACATGATAACATATACGATTCAGCCCAAGAAGTATCTAGAGATATTTACAAAAAAATAAATGATGACAACGCCATAATGATATTTAGCTTCTATCCAACAAAGCCAGTTGGCAGTTGCGATGGTGGAATGGTAGTCTGCAATGACTATGACACAATACAATATTTTAAAACAATGACTATGAATGGCACAACGCAAAATAGTGATAGCTGGAAAAGAAGTCAGACAGTTGCTGGATATAAGATGCATATTAATTCTTTACAAGCTGCAATGGCTCATTCAAACCTTAAAAAGTTAGATACAAAAAATAAAATATTAGAAGAGATAAAGGGGATATACAATCAAACATTTGGTATACAAAATACTAGCAATCATCTATATAGAATTAAGGTTGCTAATAACGCTTTATTCTTGAAGAAGATGGCAGAATGTGGTATACAGTGTGGTATACATTATGAAACTTGTCACAATAAAACATTTTTCAATTGCAACCAACAGTCTTTACCTATATCAGAATCAGCATCCATGCACTATGCAAGTATACCATTTCATGAAGGACTATCTGTAAACGACATCAAAAAAGTGATAACATACACTCATAAATTTTCAAAGGATAACAGATGAATAGGATTATAGTTACTGGTGGAAAAGGTTTTTTAGGTAAAGTAGTAACCACCAATCTACATTCTATGGGTATGGTACATGCTCTTGATAGTTCAATGTATGATCTTAGATCTTACGAAGAAACAGAGCAGATGTACATAGATTTTAATCCTAATATTGTTGTACATTTAGCCGCTACGGTTGGAGGTATTGGGGCTAACAAAGAAAATCCGGGTAAATTTATTGAAGAAAACCTAGTAATGGGATATAATACTATCAAGTTAGCAAAAGAATATGGTGTTGAAAAATTTGTAATGCTAGGAACAGTGTGTTCATATCCCAAACATTGCCCAGTACCATTTAAAGAAGAGGATTTATGGAATGGCTATCCAGAAGAAACAAATGCTCCATACGGAATAGCTAAGAAAACTCTTATGCAGATGATACAATCTTACAATCAACAGTATGGATTTAATGCAATTAATCTCATACCCGTGAATATGTATGGGCCTAATGATAATTTTGATCCTAAATCTAGCCACGTTATACCTGCACTGATTTTAAAATTCCAACAAGCAATTGATAATGGTCATGAACCTGTTGAGATCTGGGGGACAGGTAGGGCTAGTAGAGAATTTCTATACGTTGATGATTGTGCAGAAGCTATAAAACTTGCAATCAAAAAATATAATAGACCTGAACCAACAAATATTGGAACAGGTAAAGAAATTACAATTATGGAATTAGCACAGAAAATATCAATAATTATGGGACATAAAGGAAGCATACACTATAATCCTAAATATCCAGATGGTCAACCAAGAAGATGCTTAGATACATCTAAGGCTAAAGAACGTTTTGGCTTTGAAGCAACAACTGATTTCGACACAGGACTAACTAAAACAATAGAATGGTTTAGAAATGATTACAGTAATACTTAATGGGTACAGAAGACCTCATGTTCTAGAAGAACAGTATAACGCTATCAAAAATCAAACTTTAAATGAGATTGATGGTATAATGCTGTGGTGTAATTTTGATGAAGAGTCTATGTCTAAGTATCCAGCCCACGTAGTACAAAATTGTACAGCTGCTTTTTGCAATCAAAATTTAGGCGTATGGGCTAGATTTTCTTACGCACTGAATAGTTTTTCAAAGTATATTTGCATGATTGACGATGATACTATACCGGGATCAAAATGGCTACAAAACTGTGTTGATACCATGCAAACACACAGGGGAGTATTAGGATGCAGAGGTGTTCGCATGACCGGCGATGATTATTTAAATTACCCCGGATGCCAATATGAAAGTTTTGGAGCAAGTAATCCTAATGAACAAGTTGAAGCAGTAGATATAATGGGTCACTGCTGGTTTTTTGAAAGAGAATGGCTAAGGGCATACTGGGCTGAATCGCCATCTTCTAGATTAACAAGTGGTGGAGAAGATATGCACATGTCTTATGTGGTGCAAAAACATTTGGGTTTATATACTTACGTTCCACCACATCCAAAAGATGATAAAGAAATGTGGGGTTCTCTTGATCCAAATACTCATGGTGAGGATATGGTAGCTACTTCTAGGACGGGAGAAGGCCACATGCAAGCACACGCATATTGGAACTATATTATAAAAAATGGTTATACTCTGGTTAAGGATAGAAAATGATATTAGTAGCATTTGGAACAAGACCAGAATGGATTAAAATCAAACCTGTTTTAGAACAGTTCAGGCGTGGTCAAATTCCATACAAAATTATATCAACTGGTCAACACTGTGACATAATTGATAAATCTGTAAAACATCACAATATAGAATATTTAAGTATACCTGAACAACATAATAGGCTGGATGATATTGTAAAGGCTGTAATAGATAATGGCGATACAATTTACGAAGGTGTAAACCATGTCATGGTTCAAGGCGATACTACATCTGCATTTGCAGTTGCTTTAGGCGCATTTCATAGAAGAATTAAAGTGATACATCTTGAAGCAGGACTTAGATCTTGGGATATGTATAATCCATATCCAGAAGAATTCAACAGAGTTACAATTAGCAGTATGGCAGATATACATCTTTGTCCGACTGAGACTAATGCTGAAGTTATAAGAAAAAATCACAGCGGCAAGGTGTTTGTGGTAGGTAATACAGTACTAGACAATCTTACTCACTTGAAGCCATCTCTTGGAGATACTGTATTAATAACCATGCATAGGCGTGAAAATTTATCTATTATTGACAAATGGTTTGAAGCTATTGAAAAGGTAGCAGAAGATAATCCAAATTTAAAGTTTATATTTCCTATGCATCCAAACCCAGACATAAGAAAACATAAAAAAATGTTAAAACATGTTGAAGTTGTGAAGCCTTTATCGTATAATGACTGTATAGAGATATTATCTAAATGCGCAATAGTTATTACAGACAGCGGTGGATTGCAGGAAGAGTCATCATTCTTTAAAAAGAAATGTATTGTATGTAGAAAAACAACAGAACGAACAGAAGGTGATGGATCGTTTGCTCGTATGTGTCATTCACCAGACAAGTTAAAAAAAATATTTAAAGACGCAAAGATAGAAATGGTAGATCAACCGTGTCCATATGGTGACGGTAACGCAAGTGTAAAGATTCTAAAAATAATTAAAAAGGAAACGTATAAAGATGCAGCCATCTATAAAACAAGAAAATCTAGGTAATTACATAGTACCTGAAGAAGTAAAAGAAGGTGTTTGTTTAGAAATAGGAGCAAATGTAGGATCTTTTACAGATAAATACAAAGATTTCTTTGGCTTATTACACTATTACGAACCAATTACAGATTGCTTTAATGTTATAAAACAAAAACTTGAAGCATCGAACAATCCTCTAAGAAATGTAATAGGTTTTAACAAAGCATGTTATGATAAATCTGGAGAAGAACTAGAAATATTGTTGCATATAAATAATGACAGTGGCTCATCTGCTGTAAAAACAGATTTAACAAAAGACCATGAAGAGTGGAAAGATGGTAACGTCATTCAAAAAGTTTCAACTATTTCATTAGAAGACGCAATAGAAGAAATTGGTGGAAGCGTAGACTATTGCAAATGCGACTGTGAAACAAGCGAGTATTATATATTCATGAGCAAGGATCTTAGTGCCATAAATTACATAGGCATGGAAGTACACTGGCAAATGGGAGAAGAACGACAACATGAATTACTAAAACATATTTCTAAAACTCACAAGTTTGTTATGGGCCATGCAGGTTACACTTATGGTATTAATAGAGAAATACTGCTAAAGAGGAAATAAAATGAAACTATCAACAGTTCCAAAAAAAGATATTAAGCATGATATAAAAGTGTTTGAAGAAAAGCTAAAGAACAAAGAAAACTTTACTTTTTCTAAATACGCTGATGGTGAATGGTCTGTAATTACAAATCAATCTCTCAATAATAAAGAGTTTTGGTTTGATGCCAACAATGTCATGGATGGCTACAAAAGAACAAAACTTCTAGAGTCTTTCCAATATCATCATCCAAATTATTACGTTGGGGTTTCTTGCCCATGTTGCCAAGGTTTAGAAATTCATAAGAAAATGATACAGGAATGCAAACAAGATGAAGACCATATAACTTGGGCTAATCTTTGGGTAAATAATAACTATAATTATTTTACATCTAATATCTTACCGTTGTTCAAAGATCGTGATGTGGTTCTATATTCAAACAAAGAAGGGAAGTTTGAAAATCTACCTTTTAAGCCTATACAAATTTTTCCAGTTGAGAAGAATGCTTGGGCTTCTAATTGGAATTTTATAGAAGAAAGTAAACACTTTGTAAAAAATAATGACATAGAAAATGCTTTGTTTTTATTTTGTTGTGGGCCGTTTGGAAATATTTTAGCACATGAGCTAACAAGTTGTTGTCCACAGAATACATATTTAGACATTGGATCTACCTTAAATCCATATTTACAATCTGAAGGTTTTGTAAGAGATTATTATGTTCAGGGTTCTTTCTTTTCTCAAATGGAGTGTATTTGGAATAATGAAGAATAAAAAGGTTACAAACTGTTATTACAACAGATCTTGTAGTGGGGTGGGAGATTTTTTACGTGGTTGTTGTCATCTTTTTGATATTTTAAATAACAACCTATCAATCTCTTTTAGCGCTCACGATCTAGGAAACTATATTTCTACGAAGTGTAAAAAGAAAATAGTTGACGATGAAATATTTGACACAGAAAGTTACAACAAAGATAACTGTGATAAGTATAATTACTTTGATAATATGAAAACAAATTTAGAAAATGCACTAAACAACAACGAGGAAGATATGAAATTGTTCTCTAATTATTCTGATCACATTGTAGATTTAGAGGGTTACTTTTTATCACAAGACTGTAAATCTTTCATGAAAGATAATATCATCTTTAGTGATGACATAGAGAGAGAGTTTTCTGAGCTGGGTATTGAAGATTATAATGTAATTCATTTTAGACTAGGTGATAGGGAGTGTTGTGAAAGTGTCACGAATGAAGAACTAGATAGATACAATATCAATACTGCCATGTTCGACATAGACTACGGCAATTTATTTAGAGAGGTTTATTCATATTACCTACGTAGTAATCCAATTATAGGAGAAGAAAAAACCTTGGTAGTGCTTTCAGACTCTAATAAATTCAAAGATTTTCTAGAGGTCTTTTTAGGAGATAAACCTTGGGATATTCGCGTTATACACAAAAAAAGTCTACATTCTTCAGACAATCCGGGTTTTGTTAAGAGTTTAAACGTTGACAGGGAAGAAAAAATTGATAAAATGAGGTATGTAGCGTTAGATATGAAGGTCATTTCTAAGGCAAGTGAGATAAAATCATACAGTGTTTATCCTTGGGGATCTGGTTTTGCCTTCTGGTTAGCTAGGATATTTGATATTCCAATCTCTAATAATAGTGTATAATATCTATTGGAGGTTATTGATGTTTAGTTTTATAGATAAAATGTACGGTAGGTCTCCTAAATGGAGGTCTGTGCGTAATGAATATATAAAAAATAATCCCACATGCGCTGCTTGTGGACGAAAAGATGGGCTTCAAGTGCATCATATCGTTCCTTATCACGTAGACCCTAGCAAAGAGTTAGACCCTACAAATCTTATCACACTATGCGGAAAATATTGTCATTTCGTATTTGGGCATTTCATGGATTGGAAAAGCTGGAATGAGAATGTAGTACGCGACTGTACCTTATATCATCTCGCAAAGAAAGATCGACCACACAGAGAAGTATTCGGTACTCCCCCAAAGGAGTGGTCCAATGCGGTATTTAATTTTATCTTTGATTATTTTACTTGGCCTTTCATCGACCGCGATTAGCGGAACTAGAGATCCTAATACACCAGATTCCAAGCATTTAGCCTATGGCGAAAAACATGAATGCGTTGTTCCAGTAAAAGGCAAAATGAAAGTTAAAACGGTAGAAGGTGAAGAAATAGAAGTTACTGCTTCTGGTTCTGGAGTTATTATAAAAAAAAGATATGTGCTAACAGCAGCACATGTTGTCCAAGGAACAAAAGATCCATACATAATTTTAAACGGAAAAAAGATACAAATTGAATGGGTTGTAATACCAAAAGCTTTTGATATAAATAAAACAGGACCAAACGATATAGCATTATGCAGACTACATGAAGATGCTATAGTAGATTTTTATCCAGAACTATACGACAAAGACGATGAAATAGGCAAATTATGTAGTTTAGCTGGATGGGGTATGCATGGAACTTGGAAAACTGGCACTGTGTACGATGACGACAAGCGTAGAGCTGGGTCTAACTATGTTGATCCTATTATGTTCAAAGGAATGATAACATGCTCTTTACAAGATGTGAGCAAAAGAACAAGTTTAGAGTTTTTGATTGGCAATGGCGACAGTGGTGGTGGATTGTTTATAGATAAAAAAATTGCTGGAATACATTCTTGCATTTACACAGGAGATGGTAAACTAGATTCTAGTTATAAAGATTATTCAGCCCACACTAGAGTAAGCCTTCACAAATCTTGGATTGACTTGATTACAAACAATTATGAAGAAATTTTACAAAAAATTGCACCAGATAGTTGACTTTTTACTGTAAACACAGTATAATTGGAATAGAGGAAAGGAACATATGAACACAGTAAAGCTTGTATCAATAACCCCCGATGCAGAAAAAACTATAGCCTATTGCGCTAGAGTGTCTAACCCTAACAATCAAGATACAAATGAGTATGCCAAACTTTTAAGGTATTGCATACAGCATGGTCATTGGTCTATTTTTGAAATGGCTAATATGGTTCTTGAGATAAATACCACAAGAGGTATTGCAGCACAAATATTGAGACATCGTAGTTTTAGTTTTCAGGAATTTTCCCAAAGATACGCTGATACTTCGTTTCTTGGCAAGTCTATATCTACTCCAGATTTAAGATCACAAGACAATAAAAACCGTCAAAACAGCATAGATGATCTTGACCAAGAAGTTAAACATAAGTATAATGTACAGATGAGAGAATTATTCTCAAAGTCTAAAGCATTATATGACGATATGATTAATAATGGAGTTGCAAAAGAGTGCGCAAGATTTGTATTGCCACTGGCTACTCCAACTAGAATGTATATGAATGGAACCATACGAAGTTGGATTCATTATATAAACTTAAGAGAGGGTCACGGGACTCAAAAAGAACACATGGATGTGGCAAATATGTGTAAGGATATTTTTATGAAACAATTACCCGTAGTATCGGAGGCATTAGGTTGGAATGTTAGATGAAGCTACAATCGAAGTAACAGATAGGCATATCAATGAGGCTTATAATTCTCTTAATCATGTCAATGGTGCTACTGTAAATCCTTTAGAGATTGCAGCAGCAGAAGTATTGAAAATTGATTTAGAGAGGGTAGAAGTAAAACATGATAGATTATTTGTCTGGATGTACGACGATTCAGACTATATACTATACAAATATGATGAAGAGTCATATGTAAAGGTATATGATTTTTTAAATGAGTGGCAACTAGTACTACAAGGTGTGGAAGACGGTATTCCCACTAAATTTGAGGGTGATCTTATTTCTTTTAATGTAGAGGTGGATGATGATACAGGAACTCACTCCAATCATTGGCATGGAGCAAGCCTTTATTTTAGCGGGTTTGCCGACGAACTTGATTCTCACAAAAAAAATCTAAAGTTTCGTTTGACAGATGACGAATATTAAGTATAATGATGGTAGGAGATTTTTAACACACAGGAGATTGAAATGAATTACATTATTGCAAATGACGGAAACGTAACAGCGACAGTAGCAGGTGAAGTTTACACCTTTGGCAAGTCGCATCCAAGATACGAAAGACTTATTACTCATCTTAAGAATAATAATGTCGAACACTTTGAGGCATCCTATGATATCGTGTCGCATGTAAATGCGTATTGCGATGGATATGCCAGCGTTGAGAATGGCAAGATGAAATGGGATGGGATTGATATGCCAGAGATGTTTGGTGGTACAATCCTTGATATGATCCAGCAGGGTTATCCTTTTGAGCCTATGCTTAACTTCCTTGATAACATGTCGCAGAATCCATCTGACCATGCTATCACAGAACTGTTTGAGTTTATGGAAAATAAGAACATGCCTATCACACCTGATGGACATTTCTTAGCATATAAAGCAGTATCTTCTAACTATAAAGATTTGTACTCTAATACATTTGATAACAGTGTTGGAAGTACGTGTGAGGTTCCACGTAGCAAAGTAAATGGAAACAGAGAACATCATTGTGCTGCTGGACTACACGTTGGAGCATTTGATTATGCCAAGTCATATGGCGGGATCGACTTGGATGATGACGAAGGCGGTGGTGGCAACAAGCTTATGATTTGCAAGGTTAATCCACGCGATGTTGTAAGTGTGCCAAACGACTGCCGTTGTCAGAAGTTACGCTGCTGTAAGTACGAAGTAGTCAGTGAGTTTGAAGACTTACTAAAGAGTGTTGTCCACATGACAAAGGACGACATTGACTACTCTAATCTCAAGAAGCGTAATAAGGAATGGATTGTCGAGGTCACTGCTAAGTTGGAGCGTGTCAATAACGTTCTCAAGAAGCGTGAAGCTGTTCTTAGCTAGTGACTGTGGGGAGGGGTGGGGCAAGTAGTGTGTGGCTTGCCTCATCCCGGTCTTTATTTTTACACATGGAAGCGGGGCCATGAATTTGTGGAGAGTCTGGTGCAAAGCACTGGGAGAAAAAGCTGGGACAACAGATAGACAGAGTGATGGTATTGCTTTTATAAGAACATTACTTGTCATGCAAGCAGTTGTCACTAACTTATTTATTGTTGCGAATATTCTAAAAGGATGGTACAATTGAAAGAGATACACCCAGCAACTTGGATTATTTGGGGCTTGCTAATGATTAGTATAACAACCAACTGGGTACAATGGCTCCAAATAAAACAGTTAGAAAAAGAATTAGCGCCTGTTATAATTAGACCACATATTAGAGCTTACGAAGAACCAGATGAAAACACGTATGTAGACCAAATTAAACCTATTGATTTTTATTTAGTTTATAAGTATTGGTTTGACGAAGAGTGGAGACAGGCAGACGAAATAACTAGAAATGAATCATGGCATTACCAGCAATAATTATATCTACACTGTGCTATCTATGGACAACTACTGCATGTATAATTGGAAAAGATTATCCACACGCTTTGATGTGGTTTGCATACGCTTTGGCAAACACAGGGTTACTATGGTATGAGTTCAATAAAATGGGACAATAGATTTTTAGATATGGCTAAGTTAGTTTCTACTTGGTCAAAAGATCCCTCTACAAAAGTTGGCGCAGTTATAGTTGATACTAATAATAGAGTCGTGTCTGTAGGATATAATGGTTTTCCACAAAAAATTTCAGATAATGATAGGTTAGAAAACAGAGAAGAAAAGTATAATATTATTGTACACGCAGAGGCTAATGCGTTAATGTTTGCTAATAGATCTGTCAATGGGTATACTTTATATACTTATCCATTTCAGCCTTGCTCTAGATGTGCTTCTTTAATTATACAATCAGGCATAAAAAGAGTAGTAACAATAATTAATGAAGACAAAAAATGGGAAGAGAACTTCAAACTTGCAAAACGTTTACTATCAGAAGCAAATATAAAATTGGATTACTATGGACACATCACCTGATAAATACAATGATATAGAAGCATTAGTTTATGAATGCATAGCTTCTCATAACGAGATGATACTAGTAGAGCTGATTAATAACTTAGAAAAAGAATATATAGAATTAGCTAAACTCTCAACGTTTGGTGAATATGAAAGTGATTGGTCACACGAAGATGTTTTAAATTATGTTACATTTAATACATAGTTTTTTTATTGGAATATTGCTATAACTATATTGGAGGAAAAAATAATGTCTGTAGAAGAAATGGCTCAAGCCCATCTAAATACAATACAAAAGACAATAGTAGATCTGCAAAACCAGAGAGTAACTATTGAAAATGAAATTGTTAGGCTTACTGAATACTTGCAACGAGGCGCGATGTTATTAGAAGAACGTCAAAACTTGTCAAGTACAGCAACTGTTAGTGATTCTAGTTTATAAGAGGAGTTTTATATGAATGTTAGTAATGTAATTGAAAAGTTGAATGGTGTCGCTCATTCGTACCACTGGGATGTTGACAACAAGCGTGTTGTTGCAACTCTGCGTAGTGGTAGCTATCGTGGGCATACACTAAATCCATTGACAGCTTTAGCTCATAAGGCTGGTCATGGAGTTTTTGAAAATACGAGGGATGGCACTGAATATGCTGCAAGCCTTTTGGGTATTCCTCGTAGCACTGCTAGAGCGATTTATAGTGCAACACTTGGCACTCACAATCGTGGTAATACACAGGTGCTTCGTGGTAAAATTAGATCTGCATTGGAGGTATAGCGTATGAATATGAATCATTGGAATGGAGCGGGTAGACTTACTAGAGACGCTGACTTTAGCGAAACTCAAAAAGGTACGTCAATGTCTAAATTCCGTATGGCTGTAAACGACAGAAGGAACGATGATACCCTGTATCTAAATGTTCTATGCTTTGGCAAAATGGCTGAAGCTTTAAAAGATCATCTTAAGAGAGGTAGATTAGTAGGAGTGCAAGGAAAGATTAAGATAGACGATTATCAAGACAAAGAGGGTAATCCAAGAAATTCGGTATGCGTTATGGCAGATGAAATTTCTCTTGGACCTCAAAGTGCCTCTACGCAGGAGAAAAATGATAGTTAACTCAATCTAATCATCCGATCTAGAATAGCCCGATGCGTTTATTCGTTTTCGGGCTATTTTTTTTCAACTATACGATTGACTTTGCCGATAGTAGTGTTATACTTGAAACAAAGGAGAAAATTATGAATCCACAACCAGAATTTTTAGAAGTTCTTCCGGTTACAATTGGTTTTTGCTTGATGGTTCTGTGGTTTGCTGCTAATCCTAAGAATCATTACAAATTTTCAGATAAATTTACACTCGCTGAGTGGGTAGACGAGTCGCCTACTGAGCATCCAAAACCACCACCAGTTCCTACTGTAGATGTATCGTTGTATTGTAAAGAGAGTAAGAAGTCTACACATACAAAGAAATCTAATATTAATGCGTCTAGAAAGCCTTCAAAACAATCTAAGCCAACAAAATCTCGCAACCATAATGGTTATACAGATTTACAACAAGACTGTTTTGATGCATTGAAGTCATTAGGTATTAAAAGCGTAAAAGAAAGAAAATACATCGTAAGCAAAACTTTCAATGAACATGATCCAAAAACTATTCAAGAATTTCTTACAATTACAATGAGTAGGAGTTGCTAATGAATAATCTAAAGAATATGAGAACTTACTTGGCTGGAGCTATGGATAGAGTAGTTGACGGTGGTATTGGATGGAGAAATGCGATTACACCAATGTTACAAGAATTGAGCGTCAGCGTTATAAACCCTTGTGATAAACCTATAGAATCTGCAAAAGAAGGTCCAGATACTAGAACTATAATAGAATATTATAAACAAACTGGACAGTTTCATAAAATTAGAGAAGAATATGGACACATAAGAAATGCAGATCTAAGATGTGTCGATGTATCTGATTTTGTTATAGCTAATATAAATATGAATGTACACATGTGTGGCTCATACGAAGAAATAGCTACAGCTAATAGACAGAAGAAACCAATTTTAGTATGGTGCGAACAAGGCAAAATGGCAGCACCTAACTGGTTGTTTTTTATGCTGCCACATGAACACATATTCAGCAGCATGGATTCAATGTTGGCTTACTTATACGATGTATCAAAATGTGAAGATACAGGAAAATTAAAAAGATGGTTTTTCTTTAAGGAGGAAAAATGATAAATGTCATAGCACCAATAAATCCTTTAGGTTATGGGATTGCTGGATTAAATATAACAAAACAACTGATAAATATAACTGATGTGGCACTCTGGGTCATTGGTCAAGCTCAGTTAGACAGTCAGCTAGATGCAGATGCATTGAGTAAAGCTGCAAAAAACACTGCCCTCTTTGACATTGACGCTCCATGTTTAAAAATTTGGCATCAACATGATATGGCTATGTTTGTTGGTCGTGGAGAAAGAATAGGATTTCCCATATTTGAACTGGACTCATTCAACGAAGTAGAAAAACATAACCTAAATTCACTAGATAGAATTTTCGTATGCTCACAATGGGCTAAAGACATTGTTCTGAAAGATATTAATATTAGTGAGAATAAGGTGAATGTAGTTCCTTTGGGGGTTGACAGCAATTTATTTCAACCAAGTGAATCAAAATCAACAAAAACTATATTTTTTAACTGTGGTAAATGGGAAATCAGAAAAGGCCATGATATTTTAGTTAATATATTTAACAAGGCTTTTAATGAAGATGATGATGTGGAACTGTGGATGATGACTACAAATCCGTTTTTATCTCCAGAAGAAGACCAACAATGGAAAAATCTGTATTTAAACAGTAAATTAGGAGATAAAATTAAGTTTATTGATAGGGTCGCTACACACAATGAAGTGTATAATATTATGCGCAGAACCGATTGTGGCATCTTCCCATCTAAAGCAGAGGGTTGGAATCTAGAATTATTGGAGATGCTTTCTTGTGGCAAAACGGTTATTACCACTAATTACACAGCGCATACAGAATTCTGTACAGATGAAAATTCCTACTTAGTGAATATTAAAGACAAAGAACCTGCATATGATGGAAAATGGTTCAATGGTGATACTGGGTCGTGGGCAAAGATATCTGACACAGAAATAGATTTATTTGTGGATTACATGAGAGATGTCCATAATCGTAAGTGTAATAACAAACTGGGTTTAAATGAAAATGGAGTTAAAACAGCTAAGAGTTTTAGTTGGGCTAATTCTGCCTCAACCATTAAAGAGATAATAAATGGATAATACAGAAGAAAAATTTGATGATGAAACTCTGGCAGCGATTACCTATCTAGCAAATGAAGAAGATGGCGAGATAGTAATTGATGTTGCTTTGTCAGATTATGACGAAAAATCCGCAAAAGCGTTATGTTCTATTCTAAGAGTATTGTCTAACGAAGCATCCATTCTAGAGACGATAAGCATAATCAAGGACTCTCTGATAGCAGCTGGAAAACAAGAGATGTTAATACAAATTTTGGCAGAAGTTGGAGCAATCGCAACTGACAAAGCATACAAAAAAAAGAATGATCAAAATAATGATGACAAACCTTGCATATCTCCTTCAGATATGCTTTAATAAAGGAGAAAATGTGTCAACTAAAAAAACCACTAAAAGAAGAATTGGATGGCAAAAGTATGAAGATTTACTAGAAAAACAAATCTCATCCCCAATGCTCAAAACTATTATACAGCAAATGATTTCATATGGTGGCAACGAGGATGAGCTTGACGAAGCAGAAGAAGATCTTTATACTAGTACTGGGCCACAGTCTGATTTACCTTTACTTCCTATCAGTCAACAATTGATGGATGATATGGCTATGCTTTCTAATTTTGATTGTTGGATTGGTCACACAAACTTTGATATTACTAAAGACATAAAATCCAAATTGAATAAAACAGAAGGCGTAGAATTACTAAAAATTATTAGTAGGTACAGGTTTTTTGTTGGTGTTGGGCAAATGTTTGATTTTAAACAGGTTCGTAAAAATATTGAAATTAATATTATATAAAGGAGATTATATGAGCGATGATACTTGCATGAATACTAAAATTGAAAATGCTCTGATGGACAAGGATATTAGTAAAATAATGACCAAGGCAACAAGACCATTTTTAAATCAACTAAATAGTGAGGATGTTTATACGTGTAAAATAAATGCATTATGGAAATCCTTTCTAAATTATGATCCTGATTTTGGTACTAAGTTTACCACCTATTTGTACACTGGTGTGTTTATTGAGTGTTTAAAAGCTGCCAAATTCTTGGAAAAATCTAAGAGGTTTAAACAACTTCACGATGGCGTTACAGTAGAAAATAATGATTATGAGCTATTTGTAGACATACTGGACGAGGCTGAAAACGGTCAGGAAAAGAACATGATAATTGATAAAATGTCCAAAATGACCAATAAAGAACTCAGTGCAAAATATGGTCTAGGAAAAGAAACCATGCGTAAAAAAATGAAGAAAATAACCAGCAAATTTCGTCACAAATTCACGTAATGGTGTATAATTTATTAGGAATAGGACTAAAAAGGATGAGTGGACATTGCTTTTAACACAATTACATTATATACGGAGATGATATATGTCTACTACAGCTGCAAAACAAGCTGGTGGTGCTGAAAAAGTTGATGGCGGTACAGTCGTCAATGCAGGTACTCCAGCGTCAGATAGTCCTATTACTGACACGCTAAATCCCAATGAGCTAGCTACAGGTTCTGAGTACGGCTCACAGGTTATTGCTAACGACGGTGGAGATACACCGGGGTTCACAGATCCTGCTGGCGTAACCACTGCTAAATCTGCTGGTACGGGTGGTTTGGCTTATTTTCCAACCAAAGAAGAAAGAAATTTCCTTATTAAAGGTGCTGGAGCCACTGGTGCTGGTAAAATTAATAATGATGCTTCAACGCTTCTAACCATTCCCGGCGCACAATACGATAGCGTTGGTGTTGATGGAATTCATGAAACTGTCTCGACACGCAGAATTGGAAGTGCCTCTGATGTAGCTTTTGATGTCCTTGCTGTTCCTAGCAGCGGTGTTGTTCCGGGCAGGACCAAGGGTTCAAATGCTGGGGATGCACAAAACTTTGTACAAGCTGGCGATGGAAGCACTGCTGCCACGGATGATGCAGGGACTCCAACAAGAGCTGTTCCGGGTGAACTTACCTATCACTTTGGTGGTCTTGGTAAGGCTACAACGGATGAGTACAAGGCTAGAGATGCATTTGAAGACGCAACTGATACGTCTTCATAATTTATTTTGTTTAAGCAAAAAGATGCGCCCTTCAAACGAAGGGCGTGTCTACATTATATAAAGAGGCAAAAAAGTGACAGAATTAAATCCAGAAATAATAACAATTATATTTGGAGGAGTAAGCGGTGGAATTGGGCTTATTACTATATTTTGGAAGAAGTTTTTAAAGCCAATAGTAAAATTATGCAAAAATCAAGATCTTTTTATGGAGTCTGTGGCTGAAATAAAAAAAGAACTTACAACTAATGGTGGAAGTAGCCTAAAAGATGCTATAATATCTATGGGCAAAAGTTGTGAAAGGATAGAAGAAAGACAAAAAGTTATCATACAAAGAACTAAAGCTGCCTTACACTACAGTGGCGCTGCTTTGTTTGAGACAGATGAAGACGGAAGAATGATATGGAGCAATGCTAATTTTTTCAAATATCTACCAGCGGGTGGAACGCATCTTGAAGGATTTGATTGGCTGAATATTATTCATGAAGACGAAAGAGAAGATGTCTTAAAAGAATTTATATCTTGTTTAACAATGAATAGAAGATTCTCAAGACCAGCAAAAAATTTCGATGGACAAGAAATAAGATTTTTAGGTTATCCTTATCGTATAGACGAGGATAAACATGGAGGTTTCCTAGTAAGTGTTTCAAAAACTGAAGAGGTATAAAAATGTCAGATAATAATAATTCACCAGCATTTAGTCTTAACGTAGCAGATGTACTTGATATTGCTAAGAACACTGCGCTAGTAGCATTGGCTGCTGGCCTTACTTATCTTGGTGAAAATCTTGGAAATCTAGACTTGGGAAATGCGGGTGTTATGCTTGTGCCAATTGCAGCAGTTGTAATTAATACTGTTGTTAAATGGGCTAAGAATAACACATCGGAGTAAAAAATGTTTAATACACCGCGAGATATCTTGAAAGCTTACAAGGATGGTCTTGTAGGCTCATGGTGCGATCCAGAAGATACTGATAAACTTTTGGGAGAGTTGCCACACCCACTATTTGGTGTAGCTGCTTCTGATTTGTATAGTAGTGGCAAAGGGAAAGTTGCTTTACTCTATAAATCTGCACAAAAATATGATCCCACCTTTGGTCCTCATGAGCGACAAACCACAGGTGACTGTGTTTCACACTCTACACGCACAGCGGTAGATGTAACTCGCTGCCACGAAATTGTTGGGGGAGACAGAGAAGATTTTGTTGCTAGAGGAGCTACAGAAGCTATTTATGGTTCTCGCGGTCATGGTGGTCAAGGAATGTCATGCTCTGTCGCTGCTAGATTTGTACATCAAAATGGTGGCATTCTAGTAAGAAAAGATTATGGATTTGTTGATTTATCTAAATATAATAGTAGAATAGGTACAAACTGGGGAAGAAGTGGTGTACCTAAACAAGTAAAAGAAGAAGGCAAGAAACATCAAGTAAAAACTATTAGTCTTGTAAAATCTGTAGACGAAGCAAGAGATGCTATTGCTAACGGGTATGCTTTAAGTGTCTGTAGTAATTATGGATTTTCCTCACGCCGTAGTGAACATGGTATAGCAAAAAAAAGCGGGTCTTGGAATCACGCAATGGCATGGGTGGCGATGGACGACTCTCATGAGATATATAAGGAAACATTATTCTTAATTCAAAATAGCTGGGGAGCATTTAATAGTGGTCCCAAAAGATTTGATCAACCAGACGGATCATTTTGGATTAGAGAAAGAGATGCTGCTGGTATGCTCAATCAAAATGGAGCTTGGGCATTTAGTGACGTAGATGGCTTTCCACCACGAAAAGTAGATTGGACTATCGACGAGGTATTTTAATGGCTGCTATTTATCAGAGACTACAATTTAGAAGAGGGCAAGCAGGTCATTTTGCCATACACAATCCGATACTAGCTAGTGGTGAACCAGCGTTCACTATGGATACGCAAGTAATGAAGGTTGGAAATGGCTCTGACAGATGGAATGATTTGCCAGTGTTTTCTTCTGGTGTAAGCGATGCTGCTGGAGCTACATTTGCACAACTAGCGACTGTTTCTGGTATGCTAGATATAGCTTCTGGTATCGCAGTGTATTCATCAGGCCAACAAAGTCTTGATGTAAGTAAAATTAATGCTGTTTCAGGCATTGCAAGTACTGCTTCCGGTATTTCTATATTTGCATCTGGACAAACTATTTTATTAACAGCTTCTAGTGGAGCATTGAACACAAGCGTAGGACTACTCGAAGTATCTTCTGGTAATTTAAATACCAGCTCTGGCTTGCTCAATACAAGCGTTGGAGTGCTAGAAACTAACTCTGGCTTGCTCAATACAAGCGTAGGACTACTCGAAGTATCTTCTGGTAATTTAAATACCAGCGTTGGAGTGCTAGAAACTAACTCTGGCTTGCTCAATACAAGCGTTGGAGTGCTAGAAACTAACTCTGGCTTGATCAATACAAGCGTTGGATTGCTTGAAGTTGCTTCTGGCGCACTTAACACTAACCTTGGAACTGCTGAATCTGACATTATCATAGTTTCTGGTATTGCAGAAGCTGGAGGTGGCGGTGGTGCTACTGCTTCTCAACTAACTGGAGTTTCTGGAATAGCTGATACAGCTTCTGGTATTTCTGTTTTTGCTTCTGGGCAAACAATATTGCTTGCAGCAGCATCTGGCGCACTTAACACTAGCCTTGGAGTTGCTGAATCTGACATTGTTATTGTCTCAGGTATTGCAGAAGCTGGAGGTGGCGGTGGTGCTACTGCTTCTCAATTAACAGGAGTGTCTGGTATTGCTGATACTGCTTCAGGGATATCAGTGTTTGCTTCTGGTCAGACTATTTTAAATACTTCAAATAACACAATAGTATCAGGAATATCAGTACATTCTGTTAGTGGTAGTGTAACCTACAACTCAACAGCTAGTGGCAATATTAGTGGCATAAATACCATGCTTTTAGTAGATCAAGCTGCTTACAATTCACTTAACAAAGATTCAAACACACTTTACTTTATACCGGAGTAATATAATGCCAGATTACAGTAAAACACGCATACAGTTTCGCAGAGGGACTGCCGCAGAATTTGCTTCTGCTAATCCAGTGCTAGCGTCTGGAGAACCAGCATTTGCAGTAAATACTAATACCTTAAAAATAGGCGATGGAGAAACTGCTTATTCTAGTCTTTCTGCTGTTGCTGGAGGTGGAGGTGGGATTAGCAATGTTGTAGAAGATACAACTCCACAGCTTGGTGGTAATTTAGATCTTAATTCTAAAGACATAACCGGAGAAGGTGATATACTAAGCACTGGAAGTGGTAACTTCGATCAAGGAGTTTTTGTAAGCGGTGATCCTGCTGTAAAATCTAGTGCATCGTCTGCGCTTGCTTCTGGTAGTTTGAATGTTAGTGGTGTAACTAATATGGTAATCACAGATTTAGCTGGCTACTCAGGCATAGCAGTGCCAGATGACAATACAATATATTTTATAGTCTAAGGGTATAAAAATGTCAAATCAACAAGAAGGCAGGAAAGGGTTGTCAAACATAGCTCTTTACTATGTTGGTGATAGAAAAATAAATCAGATTAAAAAGGGAACTAAAGTAATATACCCATCAGAAGGTTAAGAATATGGCTGGAAAGGTAAGCTTATCCGATATAGCTTCATATTATGTAGGCAATGTCGCAATAGCTAAAATTTACAAAGGCACTAAAGTAATATATCCAGAATCGTAACTTAGTAAAGGAGAATAATAATGGCAGTCGTATCAACTACAGATGTAGTAACAAATCCAAACACTTCTTCAGAAGCAACTAAAGAAGCAACAGTCGTAGTAACATGTCTAGCAACTGGTGAGCATAAAACTATTGATGCAACATTAGATGTTAGTCCAAGTTACACTGTAATTGAAGCTAGACTAACTAGTAGATTTGATGACATTGCATACTATAATGCAGTAGATGGAGGCACTCCATGATAAAGGAATCAAGACTAAATTTCATATTTATTCTTGTAGTAGCTTTTGCTTCATACATGGCGTTCAATCAAAAGTCTGCAAACATAGATGGTGGAACTCCATATAGTTGTAATACAGAAGATATTACAAACATGTACGCAGACTACATTCAAAAATGGAAACAAGAGGTCAATATTGCATTTAATGAAGCTGAAGAAGAAATTATAGATATTGATACTCCAGATATTGTTGGTCCAGATCCAGATCCAAAAAAATGTATTTGTGGTGGATCGGGATGGATCAAACAAGGCGATGGTCATAAAACAAAATGCCCTTATCATGGAACAGGGATGGGTGATATTATAGAAAAAAATGGATTAATTTTACATAGACATTAAGATTGGAGATATGATGGAAGTAGAAATGATACTAAGAATATCAGCTGTTGTTATTGCTGCTATGTTATTATTTGGAAATGTAGATATATCATATTGGAAAAATAAATTTACAGCACTCTTTAAAAGAAAACCAAGACCAGTTATTGATGAGATAGAAGTAGAAAACGATAAAGCTTTCCTAGATATTGTAGATCTGTGGTATTCTCTGAGAAATAAATGCTCAGACCAAGAACTAACTCAGGCTGTAGAAAAATTGGACGAGGTATTTCCATTATTGAATGCGGAGAATGAAGATGCTTAAAAAGATTGTAATAATTACACTTTTAGCTTACGGTGTATTTGGAGGCGGTTTGTTGGATATTCTAGACAAACTGCCTAAACCAGATCCTAAACCTAATCCACCAGCTAAAATATTAAACATTGACACGCCTAGTCAAGATGTAATTGATAGAGTAAAATTATTTTCCGACATAGTAACTGATCCTACTGATAAAGCTAAACTGGCGATTTTTAATTATGAATTTGCAACTAGAGTGTTGTCTTATGACATAACATCTCAGCAGACAAATGATGTCTATACACTTGCTGGTAAGAAATTTTTTAAAAAAGCACTAGTAGATAAGTATGAAGGTCTAGCAGAAAACATCGTAGATCTTCTAACAGAATGTATAGGGGAAGAAAATCACACACTCTCACAAAAGGAGAAGGAATCACTTCATGAGTATTTCTTAGCGGTAGCTTGGGTTCTAATACAGAAAGGTTAAGTATATGTCACCTAGAGAAATATATGAAAATATATCTAATTTATTTAACGGAGAAGGTATTGTAGTCAAAGGATTTAAGATTACATCAAAAACCCCAACTGTTGCTACTGTAAGATATGATAATGAAATTGCACATATTACATTTGGCGAGAATCAACCTAAAGCAGAAATTACAAAAATAATTACAATTTATGCATACATTGAAAAAATAGTTTTTGGGCCAGAAGGTGGATCAATTAAGTTAAGAAACTTTCCAGACTTTAGTTTTAGTTATGCAGAAGAATTATCTACAACTTGTGCCACGTTTGACAACTCTGATATTTGCAATGAAATAGAAGTAAAATATTGTAAAAAATCTTACAAAGATATTGCTAAAAAGTGCTTGCAATATTCAGAAGAATGGGCTACAATGTCTATGTGTAATGGTATAACTTTTGATAATGCCGATTATTTTGATAGATGGAGACTTAAGGATCAGTGCTATAACTTTGTATATGAAAATGCAGTCGAAGAGGCAGAAGAAAAATACGGATCAATTATATTGACATGGATTTTCTTGTATGTCATCTTACCAACTATCATAAGATGGATTGTAAATAGATTTTTAGATAAATTATTTGATACTTAAAGAAAACACGGAGCTAGTAAATGTCACTCAAGTCACTGATGAGTTATACGTTCGTATCTAAATATGCGAGGTGGGATGAAAAAAAATTAAGAAGAGAAACATGGGGCGAATCAGTAGATAGAGTAAGGCAAATGATGGTTGATAAGTATGGAGATACGCCAGAAGTATCTAAGGCCATTGACCAAGCTTATGGTGACATGAAAAAGAAAAAGATCCTTGGCTCACAAAGAGCTTTACAGTTTGGTGGATCTCCAGTATTTAAACACAATGCTAGAATATATAATTGTATTGCGTCGTATATTGATAGAGTAAGATTCTTTCAAGAATGTATGTATTTACTATTATGTGGATGTGGTACTGGATTCTCTGTACAAAAACATCACATAGCCAAACTCCCTAATCTAATTAAAGAGAAAACAGGTCAGAAAAAATATGTAATTAAGGACTCCATAGAGGGATGGTCAGATGCTGTAGGTGTTCTTGTCTCTAGTTATTTTAAGGGGTGTGACTTATTCCCAGAATACAGCGGTAAGAACGTGATGTTTGATTATTCAGAAATCAGACCAGCAGGTGCATACCTCAAATCCAGTGGTGGAAAAGCACCCGGACCAGACCCTCTTAAAAATGCCTTGACACATATTAAAAAGGTTTTAGACTTGGCAGTTAAGAATGGTCAAAAAAAGATTACTCCAATCCAAGCATATGATATAGTAATGTATAGTGCAGACGCAGTAATCAGCGGAGGGGTTCGTCGTAGTGCTACGATCTGCGTATTTTCTGGTGATGATGAAGAGATGGCAAAAGCTAAAACTGGTAATTGGTTTACAGAAAATCCACAACGTGGAAGATCTAACAATTCTGCGCTATTGTTACGAGGCGAAACAACTAAAGAACAATTCGCCACATTGATGGAGTCAGTTAAAGAGTTTGGAGAACCCGGATTCGTGTGGTCTGATTCTACAGAGCTGATTGTAAACCCTTGCGTAGAAATTGGCATGTGGCCTGTTGATGAACAAACTGGTGAAACTGGTTGGCAAGCATGTAATCTTTCTACAATTAACTGTGCCAAAGTAACCACAAAGAAAGAATTCTACAAAGCCTGTGAATCTGCTGCAATTATTGGCACACTACAAGCTGGATTTGCTAGTTTCCCATACCTTGGGGAAGTGTCAGAAAGAATTATTAGTCGTGAAGCTTTGCTTGGCGTATCAATGACAGGAGTTATGGAACAGCATGAAATATGTCTTGATCCAGAAGTGCAAAAGAAAGGTGCAGAGATAGTAAAAGAAACTAATGCTAAATTAGCAAAATGTATTGGCATTAATCAAGCGGCTCGTACAACTTGTGTTAAACCAGAAGGTACATCTAGTTGCATCCTTGGCACATCTTCTGGCATTCACCCACATCACGCTAAGAGATACATCCGTAGAGTCCAAGCAAATAAAATGGAGCCTATATACCAGTATTTTAAAACTATCAATCCTAGAGCGTGTGAAGAGTCTGTATGGTCTAATAATGACTCAGATGATGTAGTTTCTTTTTGCGTAGAAGTTCCAGACGGTGCAAAAATTAAAAATCAAGTTGGTGCTGTTGATTTACTTGAATATGTCAAGAGTACACAACGTAATTGGGTTATTACTGGCACGAATCCAAAACAATGTACCCAGCCTTGGTTAACACATAATGTATCTAATACTATAAATGTTAAGCCAGATGAATGGGAAGATGTAACAGATTTTATTTATAAGCATCGTAAATATTTTTGTGGTGTTTCCCTGCTTCCAATTGCTGGTGATAAAGATTATGCACAAGCACCTTTCACAACTGTGTATTTACCTAGTGAGCAAATACAGCATTATGGAGATGCAGCGATGTTTGTAAGTGGTCTAATAGAAGTTGGACTATCTTTGTATGAAGATAACTTATGGGCAGCATGTGATAGCTTACTTGGTGTTGGTCAAAAAGTAAAGGGTAAAGAAAAGATTGCATACAAAGAACGATGCCAAAAATTTTCTGATAAATACATGGATGGCGATCTAAAAAGATTGACATACTGTATGAAAGATGTATATAATTGGCATGAATGGTTAGATATTCAGCGTGAGTATAAAGAAGTTGACTATACAAATGTAATCGAAGAACAAAACAATGTAAATCCAGTACAGGAAGTAGCCTGCGCTGGAGGTAAATGTGATATTATTTAGGAGGTTATAATGGTTTTTGTGCATTTTAAATTGTTGAACGGAGTAGCAACCAAACCAACTAAGGCTCACCGTGGTGACGCTGGCTATGATTTGTACTCATCTGAGGATACAGTCATTGTTGGCAGACAACGTACAACTATAAAAACGGGAGTCTCTTTAGATATGTCAGAGGGTATGGCTGGATTAATCTGGCCTCGTTCTGGCCTTTCTGTTAAAAAGGGACTAGATGTTTTAGCTGGAGTCGTGGACTCTGGCTATAGGGGAGAGATCATGGTTTGTTTATACAATACTTCTGACGAAGATGTAGAAATAAATTGTGGGGATAGAATCGCGCAGATTATATTCCAAGAGGTTCCTCTAGTTTCTCTAATAGAATCAGAAAAATTAGAGACCTCGCAACGAGGGAGTAATGGTTTTGGCAGCACAGGCATTTAATAATAGAAAAAAGCGTAAAGAACAAAAAGCAAGCAAACCAAACGTTCTGGAGGCTAAGACTGAAAACCAAAAAGATTATATAAGATCAATAGTAGAAAACGACGTTGTTTTCTGTACTGGACCTTCTGGTAGTGGTAAATCATTTATCGCTGCTGGAATTGCAGCACAAAAGATTTTAAAAGACGAGATAGACATGATCATTGTAACTCGTCCTTTAGTTTGTGCAGGTAAAGATATTGGATCTTTGCCGGGAGAACTGAATGAGAAAATTAAACCTTATCTACAACCTATGGAAGAAAATCTACGTTACTTTCTAGGTAGAGATAAGTTTGGTTATTATTTCAATCAGCGTAGGATAAGATTTGAGCCGTTAGAAACAATGCGTGGATCTACGTTTCATGATTCTTACATGATTTTAGATGAAGCGCAAAACTGTACACTAGAACAAATTAAAATGTTTGTTACACGTATGGGTAGACATTCTAAAGCTCTTATAAATGGTGATAATAAACAGACAGATATCTATAAATATACTGGATTAGATACCTGTATGCAAAAATTATCCAATGTTACTGGGGTCGGAATCTCTAAATTAGAGTATCATGATATACAGAGGAATGGAATTATTGGGGCAGTATTGTACGCACTGGAGAGTTAATGTTATACGATTATGGATGCCACGAATGTGGTGAGACTCTAAAGGATGTCAAACAATCTATTCATGATGAAGCACTAACACTATGCCCATCGTGTGGTAAACATTCCTTAGAAAGAGTACCATATGGTGGGCTAGGTTCTTTTATGAAGCATGGATCTAATACTATTGGTAGTCAAGCTGATAAGAACTGGTCTAACATGGGTCATTATCAAAAATCAGAAATTGAGTCTAAACGCAAGAGAGATCCTGCGGCAGAAAAGAAAAGGCAAGAGCGAAAAGAAATTAATAAAATGACAGCAAAGCAAAAGGAAAGGTATATAAAAACAGGTGAAAAATGAAATACGTTGAAAAATACTCTGTAAAAGATGACAAAAAAGAAACTAACAATAAGCAATATAATTCTTATGGAGAAACAGTGTCAACAGGAGAAGAGAAGATTTATGCAGAATACAAAGCTATAACTCTATCAGACAGTGTTCAAAAAAAGTTTTTTGTGCTTACATCTAATGGAAGTCTATTTGACCCAAGAGGAACAGATAGCCATAGAATAAATACCATTCGTACAGAACTAAAGTCAACATCAAAACAAACATTTGATTATTATTTACAATATCTTAAAACTAAAAATACTTTATACATGCGTAGAGCAGAGAGGAGTTTTATCAATGGCTAAAAAAGGACCAATTAGTAAGATAGAAGCATTCTATATTGAAAGCAAGCAACGAGATCTGACTTTGGCAGAAATTGCAGTTGATCTAGATAGGTCAGTATCTTCAATTGAAAAGTATCTCAAGAAATCTGTAGCTGAAGCGCCCAGACAAACTGGTGTTAAAGTTGGCGATCAATTTGCTAGAAATGACAGAGGTAGCGTTGTAATGACAGAAAATGCTTCACAGATGTCAGACGAAAAAAGAAAGAGTTCTGTTAGAAAACCTCAACATTGTGTAACTAAGATTAAGAAGGACTAATGAGCTATATTTTTGGTAAAGATCAATGGCTAATACGTTATCGCAAACCAGAGAACAGAAGGAAGATCTGGATTTATGTAGTGACCTCTGATGGTCAAGACATATTTATGGATGACTACAAGCACTGGTTAACATTCCAAGATTATATTGATAAGAATAATTTACAAATTAAAAAGATTGGTCTACAATTCAAGTCAACAGTAGTACAGCATGACGTTGAAGATGCTGAAGCAGTGTATGTTATAAAATCTGTAAAAGGAGAATTACATGCAGAAACTCTTCAGTGCTACACTTTGGGCTTGTTAAAAGATGGAAAAGTTAGTAAAACATTTTACATACTACCTTCCTTGGTACGTGATATAAGATGTGTTGACGATTTTGAAGGTTGTTTTAAAGAGGCTTTTGTATACAATGTCAGACAGAGCGAAACCATTTAGTCAGAAGTATCAAAAGCAATGGTCTGAAACACATAAGTACAAACATATTCACACTGGTGAGTATTGTACATTTGAATCATACCTTGCTGAATATTTGATTATCAGATGGACAGAAGCTTTCAAGATGGAAAAACCATCTTATAAATTCTGGACAGTGGGTGATAAATATCATGACATGTTTATGAGAAACATGAAAGCTGCAAAAGGATTGCAAAAAAAGTTTAAAGAGAGTATAATCTTAGAGGCTATCAAGTCAGATCACTTCAAGAAAATATATCACATAGGATTAAAAGCGTATGGACCAAGAGGGTGGAAATATAATCAAGTAGCTGTGCAAGCTATTAAGAACTATAACAAAGAGGTAAAGGATGCTGAAAAGCTAGCAAATAAATCCAAGCAAACAAAAAAAATAGTTGAAGAAAAGAAAGAAGTCAAAAGAAGAAAACAAGTATATTCAAAAAGTAAAAAATCATTAAACAAATTGAGGGATCTATGAGCAAGTTAAAAAAGAAAAAGATAGCAAACAAATTTGATACCGATGTTGTAAGTAATTCAATTGTTAGCAAGTATGGCGATGTTGTTTGCACTGGCACAGATGTACTAGAAACTATCAATAGATTAGAGGTTATTGGTGTTTCCCCTGCGTTGGATATTGCGCTTGGCGGTGGCTTGAGGGAAGGTTCTGTTGTTGTAATGACAGGCGATCCCAAGTCAGGCAAAACAACAACAGCATTACACTTTGCAGCAAAGTGTCAAGCCAAAGGAAAGCGTGTGATTTACCTAAATACTGAAGGTAGATTATCAAAACAAAACTTTGATGGTATTAAGGGTCTAGACCCTGAAGGTATTCTAATTGTGCAATCTACAGATGATAAGATTTTATCAGCAGAAGAATTTTTAAACATTACAGAGTATTATATTAATAATGATCCGGGTTGCTTGATCATTGCAGATTCGTTGTCCAACATGGTTCCATCAGTAGAGCTAGACGGTGAAGTGCGTACAGGTGTGCGTAACGCATTACCTCGATTGCTATCTATGTTTTTCAAGCGTATCAGTGGTTCGCTAATGAAGAACAAGACTATTCTCATAGCTGTAACTCATAATATTGCAAATACTGGTGGATCACCATATGCTCCAGCAAAGATGGCAGACTGTGGCAACATGCTACAGTATCAGGCTGGCACTAATATGGTAATCACACACCGTGGGCGTTGGCAAGTACCAAAAGATACTGGGCCTCACGTTGGTCAAATTGCCAACTGGAATATCAAAACATCTTGTGCTGGCGGTACTCCCAACAGCACAGCAGAAAGTTGGATTAGATACGGAATTGGTCTAGATGAAGTCCAAGAAGTAGTTCAAATTGCTTGTGAGTTTAGACTAATAAAAGCCGCTGGAGCTTGGTACACAATACAGTGTGCTGTTGATAACTTAGAAGATCCGGTAGTACAGAACATACTATCTGCCAATAAAATTTCTGATAAACCAGAAGATATAGAAAGATTTTTTAAATTTCAAGGTGCTAATAATTTAGCGACATTTCTTAATGATAATCCAGACATTGCGACATTTGTATACGACAAAATAAAGGAATTATTTTGAATATAGAAACTATACTAAATATATGTGCTGGAATTATACTTGCAAAAATTCTAATAGGAGTTGTTAATGAAGGTTACTGGTATAAATGGCAAAGAATACGCTTGGAATTTAACAAGCTATTCCGTAGACGCAAACGACAAACGCAAGCGGTCAAAGTTCCACGTTCGCGCAAGAGAACTCTTGAAGACTATCTTCCATAGCTACAGGATACTAGAAGAAGTTAAATTACCGGGAAGTACTGAATCGCACAGAAAAGGTGTACTATATTTAGATTTTTATATACCACAGATTATGATGGCTATAGAGGTTCATGGTCAACAACATTATGAATACACACCATTCTTCCACAAGAATAAAGCAGACTTTGCACTTGCGCAAGCCAAAGATGATGATAAGATTAGATGGTGCGAATTAAATAAAATTGATATAATAGTATTAAAGCACTCTGACACAGACGAGCAATGGAGAGATCAAATTGAAAACGGTTAATGAGCAGTTGGCTGACTTGAAGGCTATGGTTGATGAATTTCTAGGTGGCAATAACACTAGATTTGCTAACTTTAAAGAAGAATTTTTACTAGCTGCTGACTTATCCCAAGAACAGATTAGAGCTTTGACTAAGGACGAATTGTTTGAAAATGGATACATTTTATATAGTTATGCTTCATACATACAGGACGAAATGAACATGCAAAAAATTGCACTAGATTGGTGCAATGATAAGCTAGATAAGATGGTAGCTAAGAATATAAATGAATTTAACCCATATACTAAACACGACATGCGTAGACAGTTGATTGTCATGAATGACGAGTTCGCAAACGCTGTAGATCACTACAGACAGATCGCTCACGCAAGAGTGCAATCATTAGAGGGTAAGGTATACGAACTAAAAAGAAAAGCAGATATATTATTAGAGAAAGGTAAAAGATCATGAATCTAAAAAGTTTTGTTGATGGTTTAGACAATTCGGAAAGAGAAGAGTTACTAGATATTCTTACAGGACGTATGGATCAGTCTACAACAATGCCACCACACATTGCTAAGGAGTTTGAGGAAGAAGTTGAAAAACCTCAAAGAGCGCAAGAAGATTTTACAATGCACAAGAATAAAAGTAATAACGGTGTTAAAAATAAGAGAAGAGAACCAGTAAAAGCTAGAGCAAATACTTGGACAGATACTGGAGAACACAAAGAAGTAGCAACTCCAAATGTGCAAAGGACTCCTAGAAATAGGCCATCGCCCAAAAAGAAAGATGTTCGATGTAATACTTGTGGCAAAACGTTTAAGGTAAATGCTAGTATTGTGTATGGTGAATACTACAGGTGCGAAAGGTGCGTGGGGTCACGATAAGTATTATGATAAAACGAATAGATTCTAGCCACAATATAGATGAGTACTTTGATTGTGTTAAGGATTTAATGAGAAGTAATGCTAGGCCAGATGATGATAAAGAAGCTTTGTCTAAAATCATGTATCCTACAAATAATTATCATGTATATGTTTATATTTATTATGGTAAAATAATTGCTACAAGCGCTATAATGTATGAGTACAAAATACGATACACACGACCAAAGGCTTATATTGAAGACGTTGCTGTACACCCAAAGCATAGAGGTAAAGGTCTAGGTAAAAAAATGGTGGAACACTGCCTGTCTTGTGCTAAAAAAAGAAACTGTTATAAGGTAGTATTGAGTTGTGATGACAATGTTGTAGGTTTTTATGAAAACCTTGGGTTCAAAAAAGAAATAAACTTTATGGTTAAATAGTATGGAAAAGTTGTTAGATGTTGGTGCAGAACGAGCAGTGCTAGCTGGATTACTCCAGCATGGCATAGATGGATATGTTGGAATATCTGATTTGATTACTTCTGAAACGTTTGGGAATACGAATAATCAAATTATATACAACTGTATAGAAAAGATTATTGCTGATGATAAATCTGTGGACATAGCATCTATATTATCTGCCGCAGAGCAGCTTAATCATTCAGACATTATTAATACTAAGCAAGAATTGAAATATATAAAATCTCTGATGGTCTTTCCAGTAAACAGAGACAATATTTTTAATTTTGCAATACAGATGAAAAAGTTTGAATTTGCTAGAAAAATTAAGAAACTTACTAGTAAAGTTCACAAAGATATGGATGATGTCACTGGTTCTGAAACAATCAATGAAATCATACAGAAATTAGAAGATCCTGTAACAGACTTTCTAAGGGAAGATGATGGCGGTGAGAATCCAGAAAAAATTGGCTCAGGAGCAGAAGATTATGTCAAATTTCTCGAAGAAAATAAATGCGATATCATTGGTATACCCACGGGATTCGCTAGATATGACGAAGCCATTGGGGGTGGTCTTAGACGAAAATGCGTTGACCTTGTATCTGCAAGACCAAAAGTTGGTAAGTCAGTATTCGCTGATAATGTTGCCCTTAACATATCTTCACTAGACATTCCAGTTTTAGTTTTAGATACTGAGATGTCCAAGGAAGATCATCTGAATAGATTAATTGCAAACATAAGCGGCGTTCCCATAAACGAAGTAGCAACTGGAAAATTTGTAGAAGATCCCTACAAGCAGCAAAAGGTTCAAGAAGCGGTACAAAAATTATCTGACATACCATATAGTTATGTAAGTGTCGCTGGCAAACCATTTGAACAAATTCTAAATATTATTAAAAGGTGGATAGTACAAGAAGTAAAAACTGATGATTCTGGAAAAACAAATGATTGCGTGGTCATCTATGACTATCTTAAGCTGATGTCATCTTCATCTATTACAAACAATATTCAAGAATATCAAGCATTAGGATTCCAGATTACCTCTCTTCATAATTTATGCGTTAAGCTAGACATACCATGTCTATCTTTCGTGCAATTAAATAGAGATGGAATCACAAAAGAAAGCACGGACGCTGTAAGTGGTTCTGACCGCTTGATATGGCTGTGTACATCTTTTAGTATATTCAAAACAAAATCTACAGAAGAATTAGCTGAAGATGGACCAAACGCAGGAAACAGAAAGCTTGTACCCATTGTTTCTCGTCATGGTGCTGGTATGGATGATGGAGATTACATCAATATGCAGATGCAAGGCGCACACGCAAAACTGATAGAGCTACAATCCAGAAATGAATTTAAGAATCAACCAGTAGGCGATACTGGGCTAATCAACAATGACTCTATGAAAAAACTAGCAAATGAACTTAAAACAGATCAAGAAGATGCTGAATGAAAATGCACATCTAGTTTTTGCAGAACTAGGCATGAAGTGTGAAACATTCTCAGACAATATATACTCTACGTGTCCAGTGCATGAGGGCAGCGATAATCCAAGAGCTTTCTCATTTTCTCCACAAAAAGGTATATGGAAGTGTTGGACGAGGGACTGTCAATCTGAATGTGGAAACGATCTGTTTGGTCTTATCGCTGGAGCTTTATCTGCACAGGAAGGCAGAACAGTTGAATTTAAAGAAGCTTTAGCTTGGGCGTGTAAGATTTTAAATGTAAAACAAACGTATACCCGTGGAACTCCTAGTCCAGTAGAAGAATTAGAAGATCCGTTCCAACAAATGATAAATATTATGAGTACCATGCCCGCTCCACATGAACATAAAACAGTGGAGATGGATGTAAATATCGAGATACCATCACAGTATTTTGTGGAGAGAAACTATAATAAAAGAACTATGAAACACTTTGGGATTGGCGATTGTTATTCTAAGTGCAAATTAAATGAAAGGGCGATAATTCCTATACATGACGAAAGTGGAAAACGATTAATTGGATTGATAGGAAGATCTACTAGAGACTACAGAATACCCAAATTTTTATTTTATCCTACTGGTTTTGACAAAAGATACTGTTTATACAACTACCACAGGGCAATCAAAAAAGCAATAGAAACCTCTTGCCTCTATATAGTTGAAGGACAAGGCGATGTCTGGAAACTATACGAAGCGGGAGTTCACAATGCTGTGAGCATCTTTGGTAAAACTGTATCAAGTCAACAACAACAAAAACTAATGAGTATACCAGTAACACATTTAATTATACTTACTGACAATGATCAAGCAGGAAGAGAGTCTAAGGTTCAAATAAAAAGGGATCTTGGAAGAATGTTCAAGCTTACTTTTCCAAAGCTAGCTCATAAAGATGTTGGAGATATGAAGGTAAAAGATATTAAATTAAACATTTTATCTAATCTAAAGGGTACTTACTAATGGTAAAGATTATAGGAATATCAGGAAGAAAACAGGCTGGTAAGAATACAGTCGCTAACTATATAAATGGCGATATACTAAAAACACACGGTATGGTAGATGATTTTTCAATAAATACTAATGGCGAATTAGAAATAAACACAACTGACTCAAACGGTCACAAAGATTGGGGCGTGTTTGATGTAACCAGAAAAGATAATTCATTTCTTGAGTATGCAGAAAAAGAACTTTGGCCTTACGTAAAGCTGTATCATTTTGCAGATTCTCTCAAAGAAATTGCTATAAATTTGTTTGATATCAACGCTGTAAAAGTTTATGGAACAGACGATCAAAAAAACACAATGACAAAAATAAAATGGCAAAATATGCCTGAGTATAATGGTGATAAATCAGGTAATATGACTATAAGGGAGTTTCTTCAGCATTTTGGAACAAATGTCATGAGAAAAATAAAAAACGACATATGGGTGTCTGATACCATAAAAAGGATTCTTTTTGAAGATTCTGAGGTAGCAATTATACCAGACGTTAGATTTCCAAATGAGGTAGATACAATACAGGAAAATGGTGGAATTGTAGTTAGATTAACTAGAGATGTATATACTGATAAACACAAATGTGAAGCATCTTTAGATCAAGAAAACTTTAATTGGGATAAGTTTGATTACATTGTTGATAATAATAATTGTAATATAGATAGTCTGTGTGAGTCACTGGAACAAATTAAACACATATGGAGTAATTAAATGTTAGTAACCTACATAAGATCATCTAGTTATAATAATTATGCATACTGTCAAATGCAATACTTTATAACATACAATCTTGGGCATCAATCTAAGAGTGGCAAGAAAGCAGACATGGGTACAATGGTACACAAGGTCATGGAAGTTTTAGCTGGATTGAAAAAGTACGAGCAAGACAAACCAAAGGTTAAATTTTTAAAAGTAGATGACGACGCTATTGGTAAGTTTAAGTGTAGAAAAGAAGAACTGCATACTGATGAATTAGTAAATCAATTAATTGATCTCAGCATAGATTCCTATGAAGCAAAGTCTCCCCACAGTTTTAGCAAAACGGATAGATCAGAAATAGCAAAAACCGCTTGGTGCTTTTTAACTCACAGCGATTGTCAATTCGATCCTAGACTAAGGGATATTCACTATCCAGAACCGCACTTTGATATACCTATTGAAGAAGATTGGGCTAAATTTGAGTATGAAATAGATGGCAAAAAGGTTACTGGTAGATTAGCAATCAAAGGCACAATTGACCTTGTAACTAAGATTAATGATGATACAATAGAGGTTGTCGATTGGAAAACAGGCAGGAGAATGGATTGGGCTACGGGGGAAGTCAAAGATTACGAGAAATTAGAGAATGATCCACAGTTATTATTATACTATTATGCAATCTCTAAACTATATCCTGAATTTCCTAACAGAATCATGAGTATTTTCTTTTATAAAGACAAGGATGGTAATCCTGACCCGTCGCCTTTCAGTATATGCTTCTCACCGGAAGATGAAGAAAGATTCTTAGAAATGCTAAAAAATAGAGTAAATGAAATTAGACAAAATATGCTGCCTGAACCCCTAGATCCTAACAGAAAACACTGGAAATGCACTGCTTTATGTCATTTTTGCAAGAACAATTGGCCCGGAACTGACGAAAAAATGTGTATTTATATAGAGAAGTACTTGAAAAAACATGGAATGGAGAAAACTGTTGCTGATTGCAGCAGGGAAGGTTTTGATATAGGATTTTACGAAGCACCGGGATAAAGGATATGATAAAAAAAGATAATAAATTACTGACGATAGGAATGGCTACCTACGATGATTATGACGGTTTGTATTTTTCAATACAGAGTTTACAGTTATATCATCCAATCGCTAGAAGTGATGATGTAGAAATACTAGTTATCGACAATAATCCAGACAGTGAACACGGAAAAGCGACTAAGAATTTAGTAGAAGGATGGATAAAAAACGGACGATATATACCATTTACAGCAAGAAAAACAACAGCTTGTAGAAATGAGATTTTCAGGAATGCAAGGGGCAGATATACAATATCTATGGATTCTCATGTTCTGTTCATGAAAAATTCATTAGAATCCTTGATACAGTATTACGGAATGAATCCTAATTGTAAAGACATAGTTCAAGGACCACTAATTTATGATGACTTAAAACTGGCTTCAACTCATTTCAAAAAAGATTGGGGTGGTGACATGTATGGTAAATGGGCTACAGATAAAGAAGGTTTAGCGACTAATAAGCCTTTCCCCATACCAATGCAAGGATTAGGTGTATTCTCTTGTGAGACGCATAATTGGAGAGGTTTTAATAAATATTTTAGAGGATTTGGTGGAGAAGAAGGATATATTCATGAAAAATTTAGAATGATGGGCGGCAGGGCCATATGTTTACCGCAATTTAAGTGGCTTCACAGATTTGGAAGACCCGGAGGTGTTCCTTATCCACTAAAAATAGAAGATAGAATATGGAACTATTTTATAGGATGGTTAGAACTGTATCAGGATGAAAATCATCAAATGATACAAGACATTTATAATTATTTTAAAACTCGTATTCCTGTGCAGACTTTAGACAATATTCTAAATGAAGCTAAAGAAAAAATGTTAATTTAAGGAGAATAAAATGCCCACACCTAAACGTGGAAAAGAAGAAGATCGCAATAAATTCATGTCCAGATGTATGCGTGATCCTAACATGAAAGAAGATTACAAGGAAGGCAATCAAAGAGTTGCTGTATGCCTAAATCAAGCTACAGAGGGTATGGATTTGATTCAAAAAGCAGACTTTGAGAAACAAGTTAAAGAATATGGATATGCGGAAGAACTTGATGAAAACAATTTTTACGTTCCAGCAGAAGCTGAATACGAAGATTTTGGGGAACCAGAAGAAGAATGGGACATTTCGATAGCAAAACCGGGACTTTGGGAAAATATTCGCAGAAAAAAAGAACGTGAAGGCAAGAACTATAAGCCAGCTAGAACTGAAAAAGAAGGTAGGCCCACACAAGAGCAACTTAAAAGAGCGCAATCAGAACCAAGCGAAAAGCAAAAAAAAGCTCTTGATAAAAACAAAGATGGCAAGATCAGCAAGGAAGATTTTGAATTGCTACGTAAAGGTAAAAGTTCGTACAAGTATGAAGATCCAAAAACAGGACAAGTATTTACCTATACAAGAAGAGGTAACTATAAAAATGGAGATACGCCCTTAATATATAAAGGTGAAGCAGCGGAATATCAGGGTAGAAAAGTTAAACTTGGTAAGCCATTCCTCACTCCAGACGGTCCTAAAAAAAGAAGCGTATATGTAAAGAATGATAAAGGTAACGTAGTCAAGGTAAACTTTGGCGATCCTAATATGGAAATTAAAAAGGATAATCCTGCAAGAAGGAAGTCTTTCAGGGCTAGACATAACTGCGATAACCCCGGACCACGCTGGAAAGCACGATACTGGTCCTGCAAAGCTTGGTAAGGAGTAAAAAATGAAATACATTAACGATATAGACAAACAAATATGTAAATCTGACGAGGGCAATATGGCTAAGGGCCAGCTTATGAAAATCTCTAAGCAGGCTGGAGAGCTAGCTGAAAAAATACAAAGTGGTATGAATTTAGACGCTTGGGTACAAGACAAGATATCTAAAGCAGAACATTTTATTGAAGCGGCATATGACTTCATGATGTACAGCGAAACAGAAGCGTCACAAACACAAGCAGACAAGCCGGGACCAAAAGATCCTAGAAGAACTCCTGCGCCTAAGAAAGATCAGAAAAAGGGCAGTAAGAAAAACAAGCCTGATAGTGCTAAAGATGATAAAGGTAAGATTAGCTTTAATCAAAGCACTACAAAAAGGCTACAGCAAAAAGTAAAAGAACATAACGCAAAGGGTAAGGGTAGCAAGGCAACGCTTGGTATGCTCAAGGCAGTGTACAGAAGAGGTGCTGGTGCATACTCTACTTCTCATGCGCCTAAAATGAGTAGAGATGGTTGGGCTATGGCTAGAGTAAACGCCTTTCTTACGCTACTCAGAACAGGTAGACCCTCTAACTCAGGTTATAAACAAGACAATGACTTGTTGCCCAAGGGACATCCGAGAAGTTCAAAATGACACTAAAGAAAAAATGGATCGAGCATTTAAGTGAAAATCATATGACCTACTGGGAACATTGGAAGTTTGCAGTGAGTCATGGGCTAACATGTGTAAAAGCTGGAATATACTTGTGTATACATGGCTTTTTCCCTTGTTGGTACAGAAAAGCCGGAACTAAACTAGTGCATAAATTAGAACAAGATTTTACTGAGAGAGAAAATGAGCTTAATAAATAAAGTATCTGCGATTATTGATAACAAAGTTCCACTGAAAGATCTTACATATTCTCAACCATTTGTGTATGAATCAGGACAGGGTATACTTAGTATAAATTGGAAAAATATTCTACCAAAACCACCTGCTAATGACAGCATAACCACCAAAAAAGAACTAGATTTGGTCATTGAAGCAGCAGCTAATAGAAGTAATAAAGCTACTGAACTAGTATATAAAGTAGACGATGACCCTTTGCATTTATTCTACGATTTTCTAGAAAAGAAGAAATTAGAATATAATAGAAGTCTGTTTGACGAATACTATAATATATTAGAGTCTTACATGTATGCTACAAAATATCATTACAATAGACCTAGACCAGAGCAAATTGCACCTTATTACAATCAAGAAGTCAAAGTTATATATACATCTACGCATCAAACTCCAGCATATCCTAGTGGTCACACAGCGTATGCAGCCTTAGCAGCACATATGTTATCTAAGAAATTTCCAGAATATAAAAAACAATTTTTCGACTTGGCAAAACAGGCTGGAACTGCTAGAATATTACAGGGGGTTCACTTTCCCTCTGATAATGTCGCTGGAATAACTCTCGCAAAATTTATATTTAAAGAGATTGAAAGGAAGGTCCAAGATGTCTCAAAAAGAACCAAAACGTATCCCTCTGACTACACCCGGACAACCTAAGCGTATAAAAGAACCTAAAAGAAGGCCGTTGCGACCAAAGAAATAATTGATTTAGGACTTCACAAGGAAACGAAATGAACGTTGTACCCATACCACCTTCGTATAACGAAGATCAATCTCTATCACTAAAAGATACAGAATTTTACATTAAATTTCTAGAAGTAAATCATTGCCAAGCAGTGATGACTACCGCTGGAACCTCCCAGTTTAATCTACTGTCTATAGAGGAAATCAAGGAATTAAACTCATGTGTGTGTGATTTTTCTGGTAAAAAGATTATTGGTTTACCACCTTTATCTCTTGTAAAAGTAATTGAATTTGTGAAATCCTGCACAGAGTCGGAAGATTCGCACTGGATGGCATTGTACCCAGACAGATACTACGACGATGATTCTATTGTTGAATATTTTCTAAGGATTAGAGAGCATACTAACAAAGCTATTTATGTTCACGGTATGTTTACTAGATCTGGATACGGAGGTACTTGGAATTACACCGCTGATGTTTTGAATAAACTGTGGGATCAAGGCATTATATGTGGAATTAAAGAAGAACATAGCGACCTTGCCAAAGCATTCAATGTTCTAAATAAATGCCCTAAAAATCTAGATGTAATCGTAGCTGGAGGCAGTATGAGAAGACATCAGTTTTTAAAGAACGCTGGAGCAAACTCTTTTCTTGCTGGCATTGGTAATATATTTCCTAGCATAGAACAGAAATATTGTGATGGTGTTGATATTGATAAATGCTTGCAAAAAGAAAGTACGTTGTTTAGTACATTCGGAAAGTATGGTTGGCACAGATCTCTAAGAATAGGTCTTGCTCTATCTAATCTTTGTTGTTATAATGATAGAATGCCATATCCAAAGAGAGACACAGAAGTTGTCAACGCAATAAAGAAAGTTTTGGAGAAGATATCAAATGTATAAAACTTGGATATTGGGACCATGCTCTATAGAGTCGGAAGCATTGTTTTTCGAGTGTCTTGCTGAAATCAACTCAATTATGGATACTAGAACTGTTCATAGAGAATCTGATGATACATGGTACATGAAAGCTAGTTTTGATAAGGCAAATAGGACATCCTTACATGGTGGTCGTGGTCCGGGTCTGGAAGAAGCTTTAAAAATATGGGCTGCTGCAAAAGAGAAATACCCAAAAGTTAAATTTACAACAGATGTGCATGAGTGCCATCAAGTAGAAAAACTAAAGGGTGTTATTGATGTAGTGCAAATACCAGCATTTTTGTCGCGTCAGACTGATCTTATTGTAGAGTGTGCTAAACACTTTGATGTTGTCAATATTAAAAAAGGTCAATGGCTTGGTCCAAATAACCTTAAAGCTTCTGTAGATAAGATTAAAGAAACAAACGATAAGTGTCAAGCTTGGGTTTGTGACAGAGGATCAAACTTTGGTTATCATGATTTGTTTGTAAACTTTGGAATTGTAGACGAACTCAAAAAGTGTTATGACAAAGTAATCCTTGATTGCACACATTCAACCCAAAGATCCAGAGAAGTGTATGGCGTACAAGGCGATCCAGTATTAGCTGAAAGATACTTTTTAGCTGCTGATATTTTTAATTACGATGGAGTTTTTGCAGAGGTTCATCCTAGACCAAAAGAGTCTGTGTCAGATGGAGAATGTCTTATTGATCTTGAACGACTTCGTTCTTTAGTTATAGAGGCTAAATCTATTAAAAGATTGAGAGAAAAATTACGATGATAATGCAAACTCTTTTACACACCAATCCTATAGAGGACATGAAAGATGTGCTAGTAGAAGACGGTGTTTTTAAGATTGATAATTACATTTCTGATACAACTCTACAAGAATTATACGACGATGTGCTACAAAGATGCACTACTGAGGCCGGTCATTATGAGTTTGGAAGAAACTACAGGGGTGGAGACTTATCAACATATAATAAGTCAAATATAATTCATAGAGTATACAATGCGGAATGGATGAGAAAACTACATGATTTGTACACTGGTAGGCCACAGACATATGGAATGAACGTATTTGCTACGCATGATTATAAATACGATGGAGAGCTAGCTAGAAATGGTTGGCTACACTTCGATAGACATTGGAGGCTAAAGTTTTTTCTGTACCTTACCGATATAGACGTTAGTTCAGGTGCATTTAGTTGTTCAGTTGGTTCTAGATTTGCTGGATCAGTGCTTAGAGAAAAAGCTTGGCAGCAACCTAAATATGAAGACGTAAAAAATAGGATAGAGCTAGATTATCCAGATTTAATTGATAAATATCCAGCAGAACCAGTTGAGGGCAAAGCTGGAACTTTAATAGTATTTGATACGGACACTTTCCATAAGGGTGGCAAGTGCGAAGATGGAAAAGAAAGACTAATCGTGAGGTTGCATTGTGGATAAAGTTAAATTTCTTGATTTAGGCAAACAACCTATAGCAAATAGATTTTTAAGTAAAGATGATTTTGAGAATGAATTTTTCTATAATCTTCAAGTTGGCGTAGACAAAGAAACAATGCTAGTTACACACATGAACTATGTAGATGCACCACTTATGTTCAATGACAACTATGCATATAGGGGTTCAATGTCAAAGACTATGGTTAATCATTTTCAGAGTTTTAGTTCATTGATCAGAACATCCTTAAAACCTGAAGCAAAGATTTTAGAAATAGGTAGCAATGACGGAGTGTTCCTAAAAAATTGGCATACAGATAATACTATTGCTGTAGAGCCTTGTGGTAACTTTGCAAAAGAAACAAATGATTTAGGATATAAAACATATGATGAATTTTGGACAGAGGATTTAGCAGAAAGAATGGTAGAAGAACACGGTCAGATGGACTTTATTTTTTCAGCTAATTGTATGTGTCACATACCAGATTTAGACCAAACTTTTAACGCTATAGTAAAAGTCATGGATCATAATGGTATATTTGTGTTTGAAGACCCATCATTATTACAAATGATTTGTTTAAATTCATATGATCAAATATACGATGAACACCCACATGTATTTTCAATAACATCTTTAGATAGAATATTAAGAAAACATGGACTATTTATAATTAAAGTAGAAAATACTACAGTGCATGGTGGATCAAATAGAGTATGGGTTCAGAAAAAACATGCAAATAGGGATAGAACAGTAGAAGATAATCTCAATGCAGAAAGAGTAATGGGGCTTTGTGATATGTCTACTTATGATAAATTCGCTGAGTCTGTAGACAAGTCAAAAAATGATTTAGTAAATCTGTTGAAAAGATGTAAAGCTGATGGTAATAAAGTTATATCATACGGCGCAACTTCAAAATCAACTACTGTATTTAATTACTGCAATATTGGAACTAATCTTATTGACTATATTACAGACACTACCCCTGAAAAACAAGGACTTTATTCTCCCGGTATGCACATACCAATTATACCACCGGAGCAGGGAGTTGATAAAACAGTAGACTTTGCTTATTTAGGTGCTTGGAATTTTGCTCAAGAAATACAAGAAAAAGAAAAGAACTTTCATGGGAAATTTATAACACATGTACCTACAGTAAGGATATTATGAATTATCACGAAGACGATAGGGGTCAAAGATTATTTGATCTGTTTCCAGAACTTAATGGTCAAGTAAATATTACCTATGTAAACTCAACAAGCCATGTTGTAGCTTGGCATAGACACGAAATACAAACTGATTATTGGTTTTGCCCAAAGGGTTCTTTTAAGGTTGGTTTAGGATATGAAAGAGATGATGGTACGGTAGATGTAGATGTAGTTTGGCATTATATATCAGACAAGAACCATCGTGTCCTTGAAATACCTCCGGGCGTGTGGCACGGATATAAAGCTTTACAACCAGAATCAATTATGTTATACTACCTTACAGAAAAATATAATTTTGCAGATGAAGAAAAAGTTTTACCCGGAGCGTTCCACGAAGATTGGAACACAATAAGTCAATGAAGACTAAATATGGACTACCAACAGTTCAAGATATAAAGATTATTAGCTTTCCACTCAATATTACTACGTTGGGTAACGGTCAAAATGCTGGTCATCTAGTGGCAATTAATATGCCTGAATTGCCTTTTATTCCTAAAAGGATGTTTCATGTGTCAAATGTTCAGCATAGATTTGATCGAGGTAGACATGCACATTATGATACTACTCAATTGATAACGTGTGTAAGCGGTAGCGTTAAGCTAACTTTGAAAGATGGAATAGGTGGCGTTGTGTCTTTCAATCTATCACAACCTCAAACTGCCATCCTTGTACCTAGAATGATATGGGATGAAGTGAATTACGCTGACTCTCAATCTACTTTATTGGTTTTTAGTGACACAGAGTACGATCCAGAAGATTACATTATCAGTTGGGATAAATATATAAATGAATATAATAAAACCTCATGAAAACTTTGATGCTTGGTATATTGACAATTTTGTACCATCAAGCGGATTAGTTAGAGCAGCAGCAGAAAGTTTTGATAGACTAGCACCTGAGTGGTGGGTCTCATATGGCGATGAAGGACAGATAGGTAAATGTTCTCCCGCATCTATACAGTCAATTACCCATGAGTGCTTAGTGGTAATGGACTACATAGCGACACATTTTGACACCACTGCGATAAATAAGAAAGACAAAACTTTCCCAGATTTAACTGGTTACGGTGGTGGTATGATGGTGACACCAAATAAAAATGGTGAAGGAGGGTTTCTTGGTATGCACATAGATGCTCAAACTCACAAGCTTCACACAAACTGGAAGAGAGAATACAGTGTAGTTCTTGGTTTATCAGAAGACTATGATTCTTCGTTCGATCTAAGATTGCACAATGGAGAGCAACATTGCAGATTACCTTACAAATTCAATAGACTAAATATATTTAAGTTTCATGAAAACTCTTGGCATGGATTTCCAGAGATTACAAAAGGTAAAGACAGGAAAACTATTGGCCTAATGTATTGGTCTATAACAGATGAGGAAATGTCTTTTACTAAAGCTAGATTTAATAGGGAACTAAATTTTAATGAATGATGTTTGCTTACTAGTCACAGTTAGGACAAGAAGAGATAATATACCAAAACTATGTGGTTACTACAAAGACTTTCCTTGTAGAAAAATATTATCAGATAATTACGACACACCATATGAAGATATCGAACTAATTAAAGAGTGTGGATTTGAGTATATACATAGTGATCCTAGCAAATGGTGGTGGGATATCCTAGCAGATATTTCTTTAAGTATTGAACAAAAGTACATGATACAAGTAGCAGACGATGATAGAATATTAAAATCAGGTCTGATAAAAAGTTTAGATTTGTTAAGACAAAATGAAGATATGGTCACATGCGATGGTGGTCAACTAGGATTTAATGTGGCACATAATCCAGATATTTCAAGAGTTACTGTAAAAAACTTAGGAAGTGGTTCGTATTACAAACAAAATACAATGAACCCTGATTCGCGGCAACGATTAATAAATTTTTATTTTCATAATTACTATGATATCATACATTCAGTTCATAAAACTGAAGTACATGCTAGAGTATATGATTTCTTAAGAAGTAGTGGCGCAAGGAAATCCCTAAACGCAGAGGGGAATTTTTTCACAATTATGGCTCTAGATGCAGGCAAAAAGGGTTCTGTTGCTCCATATGCAATGTTAGTTAGAAATACAAACACAAAAGACAGAGAAATAGAAATGGGTCATGAAAGGAAGTTGTATGAATTACTTGGTTGGAATTTAGATTCAGAATTTACTGAGAAAAAACAAAATTTGGTAGAATTATCTGAAATTGTTCTAAAAGATACTTTACTTTTAGATAAAGATCAAAATACTGTAGATAAAATTGATTTTCTACATGGACTGACAACTGCCTATATTAAATTCTGGAGAAGAGATATACATAGTAAGAGATTTACTCCGTGTCCTGATAGACGTTTAGATTTCAACGAATATATGCACGAAAGTCAAGTTACAGAAATATCTAACTGTATAAGGAATATGAAGTGAGATTACTAGTATCTGGTGGGAATGGCAAATTTTGCAATAAACTTATACAAAAAAATAAAGATCATGAAATATTTGCGCCTGATAGATATGACATGGATATTACTAATATTAATTCTGTAAAAAGCAATATTAGTAAATTCAAACCAGATATATTTTTACACGCAGCAGCACTGACTAGACCAATGGTTAACCATGTAGACAGGCCACACATAAGTATAAAAACTAATATTATTGGTACTGGAAATGTCTGTTTAGCTTGCATGGAAAGTAATCTAAAACTAGTCTATATTTCTACTGATTATGTATATCCCGGCACGAAAGGTGATTATAGAGAAGATGATCCCCTTTTACCAGTAAATGAGTACGCTTGGTCTAAATTGGGTGGAGAATGTGCTGTGCATTTATACAAAAATTCACTTATAATTAGGACTTGTATGACAGAAAAACCCTTTGTGCATACCCACGCATTAGTAGATTGTAAAAAAAGCATGATTTATATTGACGATGCAGCAGAAATATGCTTGAAAATTTTAGGCCAAACGGGTATCATTAATTTAGGCGGGTCTCCTACTTCTCCTTACGAATTTGTAAAAAAAGATAATAAAGACATAGGGAAGATATATATGGAAGACGTATCAGATGTTGATATGGCTGAAGATAGTACGATGAATATAGACAAGCTAAAAAAGGCATTGACATGAAAAAATTAAATTTAGGATGTGCATGTCGATTTTTAGAAGGATATATCAATATAGATATGGATTCTATCGAGGACATAAAGCACAGATATCCAAACGTAAATA